CTTGATTAATATGAGTAATTGCTTGTTTTCCAAGCACAGTATTATAATATAGATCGTTCCCATTAGCAGATGCTCCTCGAGCTACTGGAGCCTCAGAACTTGTTAAAATTCTCAAGTTATAGACTGAACCCCATTCGCTAGGCAATGCACTTGCATTAGTAGGATAATTCCAGTTATTAAGTACTCCTTGACCCACTAAAGCATCAAAATCAGACTGAAGTTCTGTTGAACTCAGCATGAAATATGAGCTACGTATCGGGCCTGTCAATTCTGTTACTTTTGTGACCTATTTCTAGGCGGGGAAACCTCTTCGGATCTCCCTCTCATAGTTACCTATGAGGTCAGACTATCGCTTCAACTAGTAAGTAATTCTTACCAGTTGTCCTCTCACTTAGTCGTTCACGGTGCTTTCGCTTCCGCCTTGTCTTCGCCATTCCATGGATGAATATTTTTGCAATGTCTACAAAAATATTCTTTTTCACAATCTTTTATTGTATGTCTAGAAGGAACAACATTTTTATCATTGGAACATCCTAATAACCTTACTGAAAAACCGTCTTTATCGATTTTGTTTATTTCAGGAAATCCAAACTTCACTAGGCTTTCTCCATCTTCATTCAATATAAATTGTGTGTATTCCATCATGCTGCGAGTTCCAAGTCAATCAGAGAAGATTTTACTTCGGCACACACTTTACCGAAGCGATCCATGCCTTCAATACCTGACATGAACTTATAGGCATTATTTGTATCCAAGGTCGTAGCTACAAGGCTAAAGTCAGTTAATCCGAGGTTAGTTGGATTAAAGCCATTTGATCCACCGCCTGCATTAATTTGCGAAGCAGCAGATACAATGTAGTCCCTAAGGATCAAATCCTCAGCTTGACGCATTGCCACAGCTAAACGCTCTGAAACCCAAGCTAATACACCCTCTTGGTCTTGCAAAATTACTTGCTCATTTATGATACAGCCCGTACCAAAAAAGGCCATTTGAGCGTCTATAATGTCCCTTTGAGGGATTTGCGCTGGTGGATCTATTCCGCTGTTACCTAGTTGAACAGTAGGAGGAGTTAACGCACGAGGGCGCATAAAACGGCAAGTAGTTCCGCCATTTGCTGGCATCGAGACTTTGTCAGCGACGGTAATATAATTCATAGTCGGAGTAGGAACATAGAGCATCGCAGGCGCAAGCGACTGGAGGATCATAGGTCCCAAGTTCGACGTATTAGTAATAGTCATGTAAACCTCTGAGCTTACATTTAGAATGATATGTGATCCGTGGACGATGCGTATTACGTCCGTTCTCTTTCATATCTGATGGAGTTTGCGAATTCTCCTAACGCGATTGCATATAACGCTTATGCTTGCGTAATCTATTTATAATTAAAGTTTTAATTTTATTCAATTGTTAAAATGAGGGGTCATGCTCCCCCTCAAATAAAAGCCGATTACAACCTCAACCTATTCTTCAATTCTTGCATTTTGTCATGAGCTTGTTTCTGACCAGAAGGACTAAAATCGCCAACATTCCCATAAGGTGATGCTCCGACACCAGAAGGCTGGTAATATGGGCTTCTTCTATTGGCATCGATCTTTTCTTGTACTGAAGATTCTCTAGGTTTTTCTTTATGGATTCCAAGGGCTTTAATATTCTTATAAACAAGCTTTTGACGCTCAAAACCTGCAGGCATTTCTAGAATAGTTTCCGCAAGTTCAGGATCTAGTTGTGCAAACTTCTCCGCATGGCTCATAACTTCTTGGAAATCAGGATTATTTTTCATCCAGTTATTTTGACGTTCTTCAGTGATAGCCATTTTAACGGCTCTTTGAATCTCGCTTTGAGTCTCTTGTTTGATCTGATTACCAAACTTAGCTTGTTCTTTTCTTAAACGCTTATGGTCAACATAAGGTTCTGAATCTGAATCATCTTCATCATGCACAGGTTGATTTCGTTGTTGTAGTTGCTCTTGTAGACGTTGATTCTCAGCCTGTTGCACTGTTAATTGCTGTTGGTATCTTTGCTCTAGTGCTCTAAAGTTTAGCTCTTTATTGCTTGCTGGCTGATCTTGTGCTTGATTTTCTTGCGTGGGTACTGTCATGATATCCTATGGGGTTAACGCTCCTCGGCGCTGGATAGATGAATTAAACTAAAATTTGAAATTGATGGCAATACATGAAAATTGAATGTTTAGGATGTTCAAAATTATTAACTGAAGATGAATGCGTTGCTCCTTTGTCTCAAAATGGTAAAGAATACATGGTAAGATTATGTTGTGGTCGTTGTATGTTAAATACAGAAAATCATGAAAGATTTATTAAAGATGGATGGTTTATAAATGAAACTCAATAGACTTGAAACCCATGACCGTTTGCAACATTTTGTTAAAGATCAGGCAATTAACATATTTCAAGGCGCTGAAGACTGCCTAAAAAAGAACCCTGATTCATTAGCCATTCAAGAAAAATCCCCTTACGTTTACTTGTTTGCACATCCAAGAACGGCAGACGATGGAGTTAATAAACGCATGTTATGGCAACCACGTCTTTCAATACCTGAAGCACAACCCAATTCGTATCTTTTTAGAGCAATTTCTCATACTGATACCATTCAAGTGGTTTGGTTATTACCTCCAAAAGAACAATGGAAACAATATGAAAAAGGGAATGTTACAGAGAGTAACGAGGTGGCATGGAGTATTGAGATGTACAAGCATAAGCGCAAAGAGCTAGAAAAGCCCCATCCCGATGATATACTTGAAGAATATGGAAGGCTGATATTAAAGGCAATAGTCGATGAGAAGCTACAAGATGTTAAGAAAAAGAAAATGCTGTCTTCAAGTGACTCTATAATCTTTAAGGCTTAGATATGTTTAATATGCCTTTATGTGTTGTATGTAGAGAAGCATCTCCTAAAATGAAAACGGTCTATCACCAATTGGAAAGTGGTGGAAAAACTTCAATGGCTATATGTATAAAATGTTTTGAAGAAACCAAAAACAATTGGATTAATAATAATTGGAAAGTCAAGAAAGAAACTCTATAATTTTTAAGGTTTAAATTAATGTGGGTATCATTTAAACAAAAAATGCCTGAAGAAGGACAAAAGATTATTGTTAGAAGTCCTGGAGTCAAAAGAGATGAGGATTTCATTGAAGATTATAGGTATTGGAAAAAAGAAATATTGGACTATAAGCCTAAATGTACTCATTGGTGGAATGATCATTTTAACTTTGATAAAGCTTTAGCCGAATGGTCTAAGCCAAAGATCTAGGAGCCTTACCTATGCTCTTAGATACTGCTGATTTAAGACTCATAGAACTATCAAGGGTTTTACCCATCTTCTGCTTTATTCCTGAACCATACTCATCACCCTTTCCGATTTTTGTATTGGGTGTATGAGATTGCTTTAAGCCTTTGATCTTCTTCATTCTACTTTGATCCCACTTACTTGCATCGTATCAACGCGACCGAATGGCAATGTATCAACGCGCTGCTTCGGCTCATTCTTAGAGCCTATAGGCTGTTTCATTCCTACACCGTAATCAGTGCCTGCATTAACGAAAACGCTTGATCTCTGGTCATATTGAGGGCATCTAAAATCCCATCCAAGCGGATAAGGTTTGCCATCTATGGGCTTATCTTTTGGCTTTTGGCTCTTAATAGCAGCTGGGTCTTTGAAACCTGATTTCATAAATGTCCTTTTAAAGTTGAAGCGCATCAAGAATTGAACTTGAATCCATCATTGCATTTAACATAGTGCATACCGTTGTGCTATACGCTTCAAAAACTTAATTTCTGTACTCAGGCAATCTTCCCTGATGAGACTTCACTTTAGCCTTAGCCATATCTTGAGATGCTTTAATGCGCTCTGTAGTATCTTCATACTTAGTGCATTCTCCTGCTCCACCAGCTGACATCTCTTGTTTCATTTTGCACCCTGTTGGGAACACTTGCCCTTTAGGAGCTGAACCACCAAAAAAGGCGTGGTCATCTATAGAACGACCGTCTGAAACTTGTCCGCTAGCTCTTTGTCCGCTACCTGCCATATATACATCCTTAAAGCTTTAGAAGCTTTGTTTTTAAACTAATCATTTTATAACACCTAGCCTTGCATTTGTAAAGGAGATTGCTCTTGTTGTTGATTTTGCCCTTGTTGCATTGGATCAGGCATCCCCTTCATTATTTCCATGAGGAATTTATTTGACTCTGATCTACGAGCAACATCCTGCTTCTCTCTTTCTGTTTCAAAATCAATCTCGTTCGCTTCAAGTTTGAGCTTGTTATCCGCATAAGAGGTTTCAATCTCTCCATATTTTTGAATGCTTTCGAGAAGTTGATTAAGAGCTGCTTGCTTCTCTTTAAGTGTTAACGCTTTATTTCTTTCTATCATCGACAATCTTTCTTCATACAAACCGAGGTTCGATTCGCTACGGCTATGATCTTCTCTGGCTCTAGCTATATTTGCAGTAGCTTTACTCATCAATTCTTGTAATTTAGCATGTTCAAATGCATGTTGAGTCTGTTGCATTTCATTTTGCATTGAAGCTGCTTGCTGTTCTTGCTGTTGTAGAATCTGAATGATCTCAGCTTTACCAGAGATATTCATCTTAGGAATGATCATAGAAGGAGTAAATACCTCACGTCCGAATCTTTCATTGATCTCTAACATTTGTTGAGCTTGAAGATTATTTTGCGTAGGCGTTAGATCCGATTCTTCGACTAATACTTGATACTTTGAGAATACTTTTGAGTAGAAGTGTGGAGATGGCTCTTCACCAATATACAATGCCACTTTCTCAGCGTTCCAGTTATTTAATGGGATCTGCAAAAGCTTATCACCCAGCAAGCTATCTGCTAAGTCCCATTGATCAAAGTATTTCTGGAATACAAGTAAATTAGCCGCTTGCTTCATTAACGTTGTCAATGCCGATATCTGCTTATCTTCTTGACCTGACCAATTTTCTACGTTAATACCTGCGACAGTAGGAACCAAATCAATCATCTGTTGAGCTAAAGCAAGATCTGATTCAGGTACTGCACTTGGAATGATCTTTTCAACGTCTGACATCTCATAGCCAAGATTGATAATCACATCCCAACCCTGACCAGCCTTTTTAAGATTGTCTTCGTTTGCTACTGCTCCGATCTTTCGCTTCCAACCAGCGTTAATTGTGGCTGCCGCAATATCGTTGTTATTGATGATCTTATGATTCGCTAGAAACTGAGGCGTACGCATAGGGCGGACAAGTGATCTATATACTAAATCGGGGTAGTTAAGGTGGGGTTCATAATTCCAAAAATAGGGCACCATGGGGCACGAATCAAATGAAAGGGGGTTCTCACCCTGAAACATCAATCTATCGTTAAGAACAACGCAAAGCTTCCAAGTAGGCACTTCAACGGTGACCTCTTCCATGTCAGGAATATTGTATAGTAACGCCTCTAAGTTCCCATCACCACCTGCAAAGTCAAAGAATTGGTTACGTGTCCGGCTATAAAGACGCTTCTTTTTACGTCTCCACTTGTACCAAACGTATGACACAACAAGGAGATCATTCTTAGCTAAGTTATAGTTTTCAGGCAGGAAGTAGAAAGAACCATATGTTTGAGAAGATCCAGCCATTGCCGATATGCCTTGAGTCTTACCAGGAAATCGCGCTTCTGCTTCATTTTTGCTAATGTATTCCTGACACCAGACAAACTGAGCATCGGACATATCAGGATTTCGGAAGTAAGGATCAACGATAAAGCTATTATATTCCCAAATCTTAACCTTTAGCTCTCCTTGTGCCTGATCATCACCTGTATAATCTAAATAAGGCTGAGCTAATACCATGCCAGAAATAGCTGCTAGTTCTTTTGCTTTAGACTTCATCTCATGAATAGAACCAGCGTTACACGCATGAGTAATCAATTTATTGTATTGATCGGTAGTTAAAGGGTCTGCGCCCTCTGTAGGGATATAATTGAAGTTCTTACGGTGCTGACGCTCATAGCCAGTGACGATATTTACAGGCTGTTGAATTAGATTGAAATAGTAGTTGTTATTCGAAGATGTGTTGTTGTAGTTGAAATACCGATTAACGAAGGATTGTTCACCTGCGTAGAATAGCGAATCGATATTGCTTTGATTCCAGCGGTTTTGATTAATGGGCTGATAACGAGTGTATAATCCCGTCATCCATTGGCGGATATTGCCTTCATTCGGCTCAATCGAATTGTTCCACGCGGTTGGTGTAAGTGAAATGACATCCTCCGATTAGCCGTTTTCATAGCTAAAACTAGAATGTACATTAAAGTTTTAAATATATCAATAACGGTTAAAGAACTCTATATAAGCCTCAAAGAAATTCAAAAATAATTGCGTTTCTGACATGAGAGGATGATTGAATCTGAATATAATTTGAGGGATTGCAAGCAAAACCATCACTAACATAAATAATCCTTTACCCTTATTTAAATCTTCTGAAGTCATCTTGAAAACCTATTTTGAATATATTGATTTGGATTGTTTTTTCTTTCTTGCGCACGGTTTTGAACAATAAACTGTATTGGCATATTTATTAGACATAAACTCAATATTACATGAAGGACACATCTTTTGAATGTCGTCTAATCCTTGATCTCTGCGCCATTTACTTTTGCAACTGTTAGAGCAAAATTCTTGATGATATGTCTTAGTTTGAGCCTGATTATTACAAACTTTACATGTAATAGTTATAGGCTTTCTTTCACTCCATGCTATAATTCCATGTGCTTTATGCCACGCCCTACCTTCTTCGCTTGCATGCCATGCCTTTGTTAAATGCCTATATTTATCGGCTGCATCTTTAGATTGCTTTCTTCTTTCAGGAGTAAGCATATGAAGTTTTAGATGTTCAGATTGAGCCATTAACTCTAGATTCTCAATAGAGTTATTAGATTTATCTCCATCTTTGTGATGGATATGACAACCTTTTGGGATGCTTCCTCTATTGTTTATCCATACCCATGCATGCGCTCTTATCTTGGGGCAGGTAGTAGAAATCCAATAACCTTTGTCTTTATCAATGTAAAACTTTTTATTAAAATGTATTTGGTGTTTGTTCATGTATCAGATTGTAAAGCTGCTTTGGATATATGTCAAATACATCTACATAGAAAATCTATTTTTCATATACTGAGTAGCATTGTGTTGATATGGATTATAAACGTTAACTTTATGCGTCTGTAGTATATACCTTAGGCTGTCGACTAAATGATCCCCCCTTTTAACTGGCGCGTCTTCTCCTTCATTACTTTTCTTTGAATCCCATACATAGCCTTCTATCTCCCGTATTAAATTAGGACAGCAATCAAGGACAAATAGATTACCTTCTGCCATTTCGCTAGTCATTTCCCTGATTCCTTCTGTCACATCATTATCTGCTTGAATAACTGGTAATCCTTTACGCTGAAGTTCTAACTTCATACTTACCGCACTTGGATCGATATAAATAGCTCTTACTCCGTAAGGCTCTAAAAACTCCTCAACATCCCTTGCATACTCGCTATTAACCTTTTGTCTTCCTGTTTGTTTAGAGTTCCAATAATACTCTTTCTCTACCCATAGACATTTGCCCGTTTGTGTTGTATGCCCTGTTGAAACTCCGATTAGCACACAACCGAATGCATTGCTAGTTCCGTAATCTATGCCAGCTATCCAATATTCAGCAGCTCTAGGAGGTCGTTTAAGTACGTGTATATCTCTATCGAAAAAGTCAAAAATGGCTCCCTCAGCCAAGCACCATAAGCCAAGATAGTTACGCTTATAGAATAGTCCGGATAAGCTAGCCTTAATCCTGTTTTTGTAGGCGTCGTCGACATAAGGGTTATCATCAAGCGTGAAGTGAAGTTGATAGTAATTTGGATCTCCCTCCTCGGCCATGTTGATCCATTGCTTTACTTTATGCCCCGGATGCGATGGATTCATAGATGCGAAACCCATAGACCATGGATTAGAAAGGCGCGTGTCGATCATATCAATAATAGATTCGGGATATAGAGTGATCTCATCGCAGTAAACAAGGCTCATCGTCTTACCTTGAAACTGCCCTATTGCGCCCTCATCTTTAGCACCTAAGCAACTAATCGTTTTATCTTTAAACTTGAGCTGTCTCTTACCTGCGTACCAGGTGCAGAATGGCCGGAATACGCTTAGTTGCTCCGATTCAAGCAGTAAACGGATAGCATTCTCATAGATTGTAGCAGAGCTATGCCCTACCATAAATATTTGCGAATCCACACAATCATAAGCCGCTTGCATAAATCGTATAAGCGTTCCTACAGTCTTGCCTGAACGGACAGATCCATGCGCTAAATTCCAGTGTCGGGTACTTTCGTTGATGAATTGCACTTGCTTAGGAGCTAGTAAATCTTTCATAATGTCGCCACGATAGCAAAAGAGGTGTTAGAATGGGAATATATTACTTTGCAGTGGACTATTCAGCAAAAGAACAAATGTGGGCGCCTAAAGATTTTAGCGACAAATGCATTTACTATCCCACGCATCCATTGCCCCATATGATTGCTATGAAAAATTGTTACGGTAGCCATTTTGAAGTTGTTAATGACATGTCAACCGTTGAAGAACATGAATTCAAAGACGTAACCGATGAAGTATATGAACAATTGAAACAAAGATTTCCTGAATTTGATTGGGTACAATATGAAAAATAGAGCTAAATGCAAACTTTGTTATTCCATCATTGAAAGCTTTCATCTGCATGACCATGTCAGTTGTAAATGCGGAGAGATCTCTATTACCGGAGGAACTCAAGAATATACCGCTATGGCTAAGCAATGGAGTAATTTCTTAAGGGTAGATGATCAAGGTAATGAAATAATTGTTACTGTTAAAGATGAAGAAAAACCAGATGAACAGCCACTTTACAAAGAAAAGTTATCAAGAGAAGACAAATTAAAAATGTTGGATGAAATGATAAAGTCATATGAGAATTTACCCACTCATGCTCTGAATAACCCTATTACTGGCTATGATTTAGTCTCTGCGCTTTTACTTGTTAAATCGCTACTAGAGCCTTGATTCTGCTTCATTTGAGCCATCAACATACTGAACTTATCGAGAACATCTGCCGGAAGTTTTTCTAATTCTTCAATGCGTAATGATTGCAAGAATCGGGCTGTTTCGTCTTCTTCTTGTTTTAAGTCTTTAAAGTAAACTCTTTGCCATCTGTCTTTTATAGCTCTATCAACTGAACTATCTTTATCTAAATATCCAATACCTATAATTTTAAGGGCTTTCCTGTAATAGGGTAAAAATTCAGGTGCTCTGTGCATACATTCCCAAACATTTTCAGTAATGAATTTTTCAATTCCCCACCATTGGGAAAGATGCAAAGGGTTATTTAATTCTACCCATGCAATCATTTCTTCACCCAAGGCAATCATTTCTTCGGGAGGAGGGCAAACAGTTCTAGGTCTTCCAGCTCCCATTATTTAACCTCGGGATCTAATTCAAGAATATATTTAATGTCATTCATATCAATACATGCACCTAGACCAAGATAAACCCATCTATTTTTAAAATGATGTCTAATTTCATCAATAGTCTCTTTTAATTCTTCATTGTTTTCTGGATATAAAATGATTTCAGTTTCCCACTTAGTGTAAAGCTTAATCTGAATCATTCAACCACCATTTTAATACGAACTTCCACTTTATCGGGAGTTGAATTGAATTCTTTAACGGCTAAATCCATCAAAGGCTTAATCGTTGGGTCTTCTTCATGCACTGCGTAAACGTTATAAAGTAAGTGCTTTGTCGTCTGGCGCTTTTCTTCGTTTTTGACTGTTATAGATATCTCTGACGGCATTTGACCTCTATGTTTCCTGTAAAGTACTAAGTTTAAAGAAAAAAAGAAAGAAAAAAGCTTGTGTATAAATGTGCCATTTGATATATTTATGCCATAACCAACCAATCACAGGGATAAAATGAACAGTTTAGAAAAAATACTAATGTCAAAGAAATACGCATACATGAGCCAATTATTCACACTTGTTTTAAATACAAATGGAGACGGATGGCAATTAAGCAAGCAAGCTTATAAGAAGATCAAAGCAGATGGGGAAACGGGTCGTGGCGTTATATTAGTTAACTTAGACGGCAATATTATGTGGGTATCTGATGAAGAAGCAAAACAACATGGAGTAAAAGAGCTTGATGAAAACTTCTTTGAGTTGAATCCTGATCTGCTTCCTGCAATACACAACAAAGAAATATTAGTATAAAAACACTCTAGTCACAGGATAAAAAAATGTACAACTCACTAAACCTTTTTGAATTTGAAAAAGAAGCGAAAGACTATTCTGATAAAACCCTTAATTCTGCTGGAATACCATACGAACTAACGTTCACAAATGGAATAGTTTTTTGCTTAGTTTTTCCGAAAGATAAAGATCTTGATTATGCGCATGATGATGATTTATTTCTTAATGAAGATGGAAGTTTTATACATCGCTATAAGCTAGAACAATCTAAAGAAACAACTCTTTTAGACTGCTCTGACTGCTCAGAGTTTTTTCTACAAGATCCAGAGCTTATAGATGATAAAGAGCCTTTCCTATGCAAAAAATGCGTTATTAAGTTGGCCAATGGTCCAGATGATGAATACTTCGAGCGTTTGAATGAAAGCATGGCATGTTACGAAATGAGACAAGAACAACAATTAAGACAAGCAGGAAGAATATGAACCAAATCGAAATCAAAAGAATCCGCATTAGTCCAGAAGTTCATAAACTTGCAAAAGTGCAATCCTCTAAAGAGGGCATATGCATGTACATGTGGATTGAGAATCTGATACTTAAAGCTGTTAAAGAAAATAATCCCCGTCAATGAAGCGGACGGGAACGCTAAAGACTTACATTGCTTTGATTTCTTTAACGCAATGAATGTTTAGAGAGGCGACAGCAACAGGAAACATAATACCTGTTGTGTTCGGAGACATATCAAGAGGGAAATTAGAAGCATTTCTAAGCTTCAGAACATCACCAGCCAAAATATCTATGATCACTTCACTTGCAATCGGCAATGTGTCATCATTTGGAGCTTGTGTATATCCGCTCAATGTAGAACCAGGAACAATTACGTTATTCAACCATAGCCCGAAACTGAATGAAGGAGTAGGGCTTGGAATAGGTGGCTCTACTTTAGCTTCTGCACCCCAACGAATACTGTAAGTTCCAGACTTTAGGAATTTCACAGATCCATCCACACTCATCATAGACAAATCAAAATCACCTACAGATACAGCATTTTGACCTTGAAAAAGCACTGTATCAGATGCGCCACCGAAAGGCGTTAAAATCTGAGCAGGATTAGCATAGACGTTTGCATAAGCTTCACAGCACTTGCAATGACCATGATGGCCACAATCTTCACATGCTGGGCCTTGAAGTCCCTGAACGCCTTGATCTCCTTTAGGTCCCATGATTCCTT